CATCGTCGAGGACAGCCCCGTAGAGGTCGAAGGCTTTCTCGGCGTAGTCCTGCTCGCTGGGAGACCGCTCGAAACCCTTAGGAGGCGTCGTCCGGTATTCCCCGGTGAGGAACCAAGGGATGAACACAGGGACGTACCCGTTCTCCCCGGAGACAGCTTCCTGCCAGTACCTGTAGAAGGGGCCGGTCACACCGTTGGCGGTGGACTCGATGTAGACCTCGGTGTCGGGGATGTCGGGGATCGACTGAAGCAGACCGTTAAGGTTCGCATCAGCTGAGGATGGCTGCCAGAAGGCAAGCTCGGAAAGGTGGGCGTGGGTGATCGTCTCACCACGGGCGATGCCGTCACCACCCGCTGTGGCAACGACGTAGCTGCTGTCCAGCTTGTCGAACACGATCTCCTTCTTCGAGGAGTAGCTGGTGGAGGGCTTGAGGATCTCGGGGACGTTCTCGTGGTAACGCTTGGTCATCGCAAAGAGAGCGTCGGTTGACTTACCAACGTGGGCAACCACCACGACCTTCTTGGCCTTGCTCTGGGACGACCTGAAGTAGAGCCGTCCACCAACGTAGGTGGAGAGGCCCTGCTGGCGTCCCTTGAGGATGATGATACGGACCATGCCGGTCTCGCGGATCGACTTCTCGATGGCCTCGTGGAGGATCTTCTGGGCGTCATTCAGCACCAGAGGTTCGACCTGGGCAGCCTTCGTCCTGATCTTGAGGGCGTTCGCGGCGTAGAACGCAAAGTCGTCCCGGAGACGCTTGCGGGTCTTGAGGGCCTCAGGCGTCATCGTCGGAAAGCTCAGGGAGCCCCTCTTCGATGTAGTAGTCCTCTAGCTCGGTGAGCTTGTTTAGCTCCTTGGCCTGATACTCGATTAGAGCTTGACGGCCTTCGTCCTTCCGGGCGCGAACACGCTCATAGGCCACACCAGCACCCTTCTCACGGCGTTGCTTGGGCTGGATGATCTCGGCATCGTCAACGGTCTCGTACTCGTCCTTGGCGATCTCTTCGAGCCAGTCCTCGGGCTTGAGGTTGATGTTGGTGTTCTGACTGAGGGTTGCCGCCTTCGAGTGGGTGTAGGCTGCCAGGGTGGTCAAAGCGGACAGCTGATCCTTAGCGCCGAGGATACCGGCACGGACCATGACTTCCATCTGCCACAGTGGGTTGATCTCCAGGCCCGTGCGTTCACGGACATCCTGGGGCAGGAACTTGAAGTTGTCGGGATTGATGATCTTGGTAGCTTCGTTCATCCGGGCGGCGACTTCGACGTTAGACATGTTGTTAACGAATTTCCTGCGCTTGAAGCCGCTCCTACGGGTGTGGAAGGCTCGCCAGATTTCTTGAAACTCAGGGGGCATCAGGAGGATTGAGGCCGGGTCACCCTGGGGGACCTCAGTAAGCCCAAGCTCGTCCAGAACCTTCTGGTCCAGCTGCTCCTCGGTTAGCTCGGCGTATTCGTACCACTCGGTCATCAGTCGCCCGGTTTTCGGACAGACCTCAGGCGTGATGGGGGAAGCCATCGGTCTCTCCTCCGGGGCTGGGAATGGGTGCCCGGTCCCTTGGACTATCCAAAGGACCGGGTCTTGGGTCGGGTGCGTGCGCTACCCTCGGGGCCTAGTGCCCAATGGTCGTGGTGCCTCCAAGCAGACTTGGTGGGCGAGGGGGCTTACGACACAGCCGTAGGAATACGACTGGCCGGTCGTGGGGTCACACCATCCCGCTGGGGCATGGGGACCGTGACTTCCTTCAGGCCGTGCTGCGTAGCGAGCAGCTGCTTGCCCTGAAGGCCGTTCGCCTCGATGATCTTCTGGAAGATGTTGTACTCGGGGTTGCCGAGTTCCTGCATCACCTGAAGGACCGTCTCTTGCAGACGCTTCGTATCGGAAGGGTGGGTGCCGAAGCTGTCGTGGATTGCGTTGTAGCCATTGAGGCCACCACTATCCAGCATTCGGCGGTGGGTCTCCCGCATGACAAAGGCGTCGTGCATGTGGGCGATGAAGGCGGCGAGGGGAGTACCGGATAGCTTTGTCTCGCCGGAGCGAACTCCGAGACGTACTCTGTCTTCCCCGAACTGGGCCTCGATACCTTCATAGATGTCGTCTTCACTGAGGGAACACTCAAGCAGCATACCGTCGGGTGTTGGTACCACGACAGTCTTCAGCCCGTTGTTCTTCGCCAAGTCTGTTACCATCTTGGAGAACCCCAGGTACTCCCTTAGACGGGGATACCGGGTGTTGAGGTCTCTAACCAATTCCCGGTTCATGCGAACCACGAGGTCATCAGTGAACATGTGAGACAGGGCGGCCTTCTCGTCGTCGAACGAGCCAAGAGTTGCCTTCCAACCCTCCTTCTGAAGGGACTCAATCCTGAAGTCCTTCTCCTTCTTCACGACCCGCTTCTGGACAGCTTCCGGTTCCCCATCGGCATCTCCGGTGAGGTTGTCGTACTTCTGTCTAGAGAACGTCTGGCCCATCTCTGAGAGGGCAGCCTGGGCAGCATCGGGCGAATACTCGAAGAGTGACCCGGAGCCAGGAGCGCCAAAGATGTTCGTCTCGTCCCCAGCCTGTTCGATCATCTGGTTGATGAACGCCTGACGACGGGAGTTGAACGTGGCCGAATAGATGAAGTTGGAGATCGGGTTCTTGAAGAGCTTCCTGAGCTTGGACGGTTTGAGGTTGGCCTGAGCTATCTCGGGGATTCGCTCGGCGATGGCTAGGGCGGGCTGCATGTAAACATCAGCACCCTCAGCCGTGTCGGGATTGAAGTCATCCGCGACACCCTCGGGCTCCATTAGGCCGGTGGCCTGTAGGAGGTCCTTGTAGCCGGTCAGTAGACCGACAAGCTGGTAGGAGTTGTTGTTGGCATCAAGCTGGGCAATGAAGTCGGTCTCATAGTTGACCAAGTCGGCCTGCACCTCAGGATCGGCGAGGGTACCACCGGGATGGCGAATAGCCACCCAGTCAGTAAGGGCCTTGACTTCATTAGCCACGTTCAACACTTGGAAGAAGCCTTCCCCCTCGTCGAGGAGCTTGGCGAGATCTTCCTTGGGCTGATTGGTGCTGTTGTTGTTGTAGTGGGTGGACATGGCGAATGGAGCTTCGGCGAACCGGAGCAGAGCCATCAATCCCTCGGGATCGTTGAGTAGAGCCTGACGACGGACCAGGGGTGACTTCTTGTCGTACCCGAGGAGGTTTCCAAAGGAGTGGAACAGGAAGTCCACACCAGACTGGTCCTTGAGAGGGGACTTCTGGGGGGCACGAATGATGCCCTTCATGAGGTCACCACCCTGGGACTGGGCAACGCTGTTGGTCGAGTAGACCCGCAGGTTGGCACCGGCCTCCCACTCCTGAAACAGGTGAGGGTTGTCCCGGTCTTCCTTCAGCTGCACCAGTAGCTGGGCAGCGGTCATCATCGGCGTGTCGTCAGCGGTCCTCGTGTACTTCCCAGTGATAGGGTTCTTCTTCTGTCCAGCCTTGGGCTTGAGAGCGTGCTGTATCGGAGTAGCGTTCTTCGCACCCTTGGACGCCTTGAGACCCTCTTCGATCTGGTCCAGCATCTTGCCGCTGACCCCCGAGGGGATCGTTCGCATCCAATTGAGGAACTTGAACATGGGCTCGAAGGAGGGATCGAGGAACTTCATCGGCTTCTTGAACGCCGAGTGGGTCTTGGTCTGAGTTCGCCACTGGTCGTAGGGCATCGGAGGCTCACCCTGTTTGACCAGCTTGCCCCCGAGGTTGATGGCTTTCGCCGTCTCTAGGTTCTCACTGATGACCGGGTCGATGACCTCGACGTGTCGGACCCCGAAGGCTCCATCCTCATCCCGCTGGACCTTGCCGTCAACGACGAGACGGTCCTGCATGAACTGCTTCCTGACGGTGACCCACTCCTTGCCCTGCCACCGGTTTAGGACATCCGCGACGACAGCCGTAGCTGTCACGGGGTCCGTACCGTAGGTCTTGGCGTACTTGTCGATCAGCTGGTTAACAGTGATACGGTCAGAGGCCAGGGAGTAGATGATCCGCTCTACGCGGCCATCGGCGTTGTCAGGCAGCTTGGAGACGTACTCCTTCAGCTGATCAGGGGCGTTGCTCGAAGAGACATGGATAGCGTTCTCCAAGACACCCATCCGGGTCTCGACCTGATCGGCCAGAGACTTGCGGTTGCCCGGCACCTTGACGGGCTTGGGGCTCTCAGCCTGGATGTCAGCCGAAGAGGTTGACGGCGGGGGAAGCAACAGGGGTTCCTTGGGACCCTCCAGGAGTTTCTGAAGGATGGTCTGCGGACCTGTATCTTCCTTTACAGGCTCCTTCGCCTGTTTCCCTTTCTTCTTGACCTTGCGGGCCTTCGTCTCCTGCTCCTCAGCTTTGGTCTGGGCCTCGTCCTTCTTCTTGCTGATCGACTCATCGTTGCCGATGGACGCCAGCGGATCGAACTTGGCCTGCCAGAACTTGCGGAGAGCCCTTCCTGGGAGAATGGTAGGCAACACCTGGGCGACAATCTGGGCTCGCTGCTGGCGAGTGACCATCGGGTCGTTGATGTCGTCCACCAGCCTCATGAGGGCGGCTTCCTGCTCGGGCTTCAGACCACCGGCTTCGATCTCCGCTAGGAGGTTTGAGAAGCGGCGGTCACCTTCAGCAGCCTTCTGCTTGAAGCGGTTCGTGGCGATTGGACGCTTGGTAGCCTCCTTGAGCTTCGCCTGGATCTTGGCCTTCTGGTCCGGTCCATTGGACTGGTCCACAGGAGCCCCGGTGAGGGACGCATAGTCTTTCTTCTTGAAGGCCTTGAGGGCCTCGGTGTTCTGGTACTCCGGGTTGGCAGCCTGACGGACAGCCTCCTGGGTGGTGTAGGTGGCCTGACCTTCCGGGGTGTCCCCATCGGTCGAGAAGCTGCGAGGGTCCTCACGGAACCGCTGGGCGGTACCTGGGGCAACCTTCTGTCCCTGCTCAAGCTGGGCGATGACCTGGGCGATCTGCCCCGGCTCAAGCCCTGTAGCAGCCTTCCACCCGATGTACGGGACATGGGCGGCGACGTTCTGTAGCTTGCCCTGTCCCGAGAAGAGTGCCTCGGTGTTGGACATATGGGCGGCGGTGTTGATGCCCTTGAGCTTCTTCAGAGAGGCCTCACGGAGGCGCTGGGCAGTGAGCTTGTCCTCGGTCTTGGCGACCTTGGGGTCAAATGGGTCCTTGTCCTCGGCGACCTGGGCCTTGGCAGCCTTGAGAGCTTCCGCAGCTGCGACACGCTTGTCGAAGGCTTCCTGGGCCTCCCGCTTCATGGTGTCAGTGGCGTAGCCTCCGGGACCCATCTCGTAGGTGGTCCCATGCTTCTCGACGCTCTCGACGTACCTCTTGAGGGGGTTCCCTCGGTTGGTCATCAGGTCCACCAGACGGCCCGTCCGGTTGATGACAGTACCTGCCACCACACCCTTGGCCGCCGCCACGTTGATGCCGGGGACCATCGCCAGCCCGATGCCGGGCATGGTCAGCTGACCACCCAGGAGCCTCTTTTGGCCACCCATCGGGTCGGTGATGTCGATGCCCTTGAGCTTCTTGCGGAGGCCCCCGATGTTGCCACCGGGCTTGGTGAAGGCAGAGAGCTTGTTGAGAGCCTGCCCGTAGATGCGAATACGCTCCACTTCCTGTTGGGCCTGGGGGTCCGGGCCGGCGAGGTGACGGAGTTCGTTCAGGGAGGTCTCAGAGAAGTGGCCCTCCTTATGGGCCTTGATCTTGTTGAGGACGGTGACCTTGGTCTTGCCTTCCTCATCGCCTCTGGAAGAGAACAGCTTGTTGAGCCGGGAGTTGGCCGACTGGATTTCTCCACGGGCTTCACGCTCGGCGGTGATGGCGAATGACCGGGTGTTGGTGCCGCTGTCACCTTCATCGTTGTTGTTGAAGAGTGCCTCACGGTCCCCATCAGCAGCCTTCAGGAGGAGGTCGTGAGCTACGGCATCGCCGTCGTCATAGGGACCTTCGTCGGTACGGCTCGGGGTTACGGCAGCTGCGGTCTTACCCACGACATGGGCAGTACCATCAACAGCAACAGAGCCGCCAAGGCCAAGTGCACCTTCAACAGCCACTTGGCGAGGGTCCACGGATACGCCAGCATCGGTGCCAGCTGATCCACCAACCTGTTCGGTGACGGACTGCCCAGCCTCGGTGACAAGCTCCTTGAGGGGCCTTGTGATGGCCTTACCGGAGCCGGGGACGAGCCCTTCGAGGATACCCGAGCCCAGAGCCGTGGCAGCGCCAACAGCGCGGTCGGTGTTCGAGGTCTCGTCGCCATCGTTCTGGTTCCGAGCGTCAATGGTGGGTCCGTAGGTACGGAGAGCCTGATAGGCGGCGGGAAGACCGATGCCACCAATGGCTGCACCAATGGGACCCCCAACGAGACCACCAACGCCAGCGCCGATGCCCTTTAGGCCCCAGCTTGCGGCGTAGTCAGGGGCAGCCGTCTCGGCGACACCCTCGGCGATGGTCTCGGGGTTGATGTTCCCCTTGTACAGTTCGGATGCACCGGACTTGAAATTCTCAGGAGCCTCAATGACCGTGTCCTTTGGATCTTGTCCAAGGGAGCTTCGGATTGAAGACTCGACGTTGTGACCGTAGTTCTGGATGGCTTTACCAACGGTCCACTCAGGGGCAGCGTTGGGAGCCTCCGAAGAGGCCCCCGTGCTGTTCGTCTCGGAGCCAATGAGCTTCCGATACTCGGCGGCGAGGGCAGTCATACCCTCCTTGTCGCCGTTGGCGTCAGCCGCTTGGATACCCTTGCGGAGACGCTCAATGTAAGCTTCGGAGTCCATTTATTCTCCTTGGTTTCGTTAAACCCCGTTCCTCTTGAGGATCTCCTCAATGGTCGGGTCGGGGGTGACCCCAGAGAGAGCCCCCTTGGGGGCACGCTTGTCCTCGTAACGAGGTACGGGGATGTAACCGAGGCGGTCGTTGCCCGGCTTGCCTCTCGTGGTCTCGTACTGGTCGTAGGTCTGGTTGTAGACGCCGAGGGCGTTCTCACGGATATGGGAGAGACGCTCCTTGATGACCTCGGGGTTCGAGAAGACCGACTGCATGTCGCCACCCATAGCCGCGATGATACGGGCCACGTCGGGCTCGGTCATGACGCCTGGGCCGACCACTTCCTCACGGATGCGGCCAATCTGCTCCTGAAGGGCACCCTTGGATGCTTGGAGACGAATCTCCTCAGGAGTGAGCCCCTGGTCGATCAGGGTCTTCCAGTAGATGCTCAGTTCCTCGGCCAGCTTGCCAGCACCCTGGGGGGACGTGTCCATGAAGTCGAGGAGACGGTCCATCCCTTCGATGCTGTCCGACTGACGGGTCAGTTCGGTCTGCGTCTTCTGGGCCTGCTGGAAGGTCGGGTCACCCTTGTCACCACCAGCGTTGGAGCGGGTGATGGCGGTACCGTTGATGCTGTTACCCTGGGCGTCGAAGATACCGGGCTGACCATCGGTGGTGAAGCCTGGAACCACGGTCCCGTCTTCAAGCTCGATGTTACCGGCGCTGTACCACTTACCACTGCCCGGCTGATCCTTGGCAGCACGGTCCATGGCGTTCTCAGAGCTTCTCCAATCACGGTCCTCTTGGATCTCGTCCTGGCGGCGCAGCTGCTCGGCTTCGTCCTGGCGCTGGGCAAGGATCGTCTCCGATGCCTGACCGAGGCCGGCACCCAAGCGTCCGGTGCTGAGGAGCCCGGAGCCGATGGCGAGAAGCTCATCCGAGTTCTCGGGGTCCTTGAACCACTGGCCCATCTTCTGGAACCAGTTTCCGGTGTACTTCCCCTCCTCGGGGAGAATACCCTGACCCCTCGGGCCGTCCATGGATGAGAGGGCACCTATGTCGTCTGGCATACCGCCGAGCCCAAGGAGGGACTTGGCGAAGCCTACGCGCTGGTTGGTGTGTTCACCAGAGGACCGCTCGACATGCTTGTCAAACAGCTGGGCAGCCTCTTCCGGGGTCTGAGCGCCCAGGACCTTGTCCCAGTTGCCCTTCTCCGAGTTGTTACGCTCCCACCATGCGAACCGGACCTGGGTTTCCAGATCGTTGATCGGTGTGCCAGCGGACTTGGCGAACTTCTTGAGGTTCTCAAGGCGGTCACCGCGCCACTGCATGATCCCGAAGGCACCCTCTTTCTCGTTCCAAGCGTTGGGGTCGAGATTGGCACCAGATTCCTGCATCATGTTGCCCACGGCTCCGGCACCAACGTGCTGGGGGACGCCAAGGGACGAGAAGATGCTCAGGGCCTTATGAGCGTTCCCACCCTGCGGGGGAGGGGTCGCTACCATTGGCCTCTGAGGGGCAGCCTGGGGAGCCCGCTGAGGAGCCACCTGGGGGGCTGCTACAGGGGCGGGAGCCTGTTGGGCGGGAGCCTGTTGGGCGGGGGTAGGGGCCGGGGACACAGGGAACGCCGTAGGTGGGGCTGTGCGAGCCGCTGAGGGGGTGTTTGAGACCGTGGGGTCGAAACGTGCGTCGGGGTCATGCGGAGGAGCCACCTGGGCGGGCACCGCATCGGCAGGCTTGTGGTTGTCCGAAGAGAGGGCACCCGAGCCCAGGTCGAGGGCCGGGGTCTCTCTCTGCTGCTCGATCATCGGAGGCTGTACGCTCGGTAGCGATAGCTGTCCAATGGACGGGTCCAAAGGAGCCGGGGCCTGTTGGGGAGCCGCCTGAGGCATCTGAGACAGGGGAGCCGCCGGGATAGGAGCCGGTGAGGATAGCATCTGCGCTACCAGCATCGGGTCTACCGAGGTGAGCAGCGAGCTACGAAGGTGGTCGTCCCCAGCCGCAGCGTAAGCGGCTCGGAGTTCGTCCACGGTACGGATAGTGGGCATGGCGGCTCCTTAAAGGCCGGGGATCGGGATCCCAATGCCCTTGGCTGCGGAGACGCCGCCGAGGATAGTGGGGATGATGCCCGCCGAGGGGCCTTGGGTACTCGTGGTGCCGCCATAGTTGCCGCCAATGGCAGCCATGTACTTGGACACGAAGTCCAGCGGGAGGCCCATCTTCTGAAGCTCACCGGCAATCTCGGCCTGAGACTGGCCCTGTTGCTTGTCGCCCATGCCGAGGCTGTCACCCAGGCCGTTGACCGTCTGGTTGTACGCCGAGGACTGCCCATTGAGGCCAGAGAGCCAGCGGTCGAGGCCAGCCGTGTCGAGGTCGCTCTTGTTGAGCCCCGACTGACCAATCTGCTGGTTGGCGGTGAGGTCCGTCCTGTTGGACTCAGAGCGGTCACCCAGCTTGAGGCCACCAACGCCGAGCATGGCGTCGGCACCACCGATCTTCGCCTGGAGGTTCTGAGCGGACCCGGCGAGGGAGTTGTTCTGGTACATCTGCTCGGTGTTGAGTCCGAGGTTGAGAGACTTGTCGTAGGCGGCAGAGCGCAGACCAGTCGAGATGTCAGCAGCCCGGTCCATGGCGTCGGACGCAAGGCGGGACTCCATGACACCGGTGCGGGTCGAGTTGATGTTCCCGGTACCGGAGGCGGCGCTGTTAAGCTCGCCTACGCTCCTCTCGAAGCCCCTGTTCACGTCACCGATGGCGCTGTCAATCTGACGCTGCACAAAGGGATCGTTCTCGGCCATACCCTGGGCTTGGCTTTGGATTGATCCAAAGGAGTTTCCAAAGGTCGGGGCCTCGGTGTTGTAGATACCACGGGACATCTCAGCGGCGTGACCAGCGGTACGGGCCACTCCGGGGTTGTTCCTGGCGAACATGTCGGCGGCGTTCTCGCCGTAGGTGGCATTGATGCCCTGGCCGACAGCGGACGGGCCACCCTTGAGGTAGGCCGAGAGGTCCATCATGTTGCCCGAGCCAAAGCCAGCCATCGTGTGGCCAGCACCGGAGATAGCGGACATATCCGCAGTCTGGCCGGGGGTGAACCCTGCGGTCATGTTGGCAGGGAGGCCGTTGAGACCCGATAGGGCACCGGCAAGGGCGTCCTTACCCTGCTGGAAGCCTTCCTCTAGATAGGGGGCCTGCTTCTTCCACGGGCTGGAAGTAGACTTGGTGTCATTGCTGCCGAAGAGGCTGTCAAGGATACCCACTATGTTGCTCCTTTATGGAGTCTCAAGGTGAGCCTTGATCTCCTGAATAGCTGTGTTGAGAGACTGGATCGCTTCCGAGATCTTCTTCAGTTCGTTCTGGATGTAGATGTCCTTCGACGCCTCGAACTGGGGAGAAAGCCCCGGCGTGTAGATCACCTGTTGAATGTCGGCGATGGCCACGCGGGGGTCTCCTTAACGGCGTGAGATCTGTTCCAGCTGCATGTCGTACCCGGAGAGTTCAAAGGGAACTCCCCCGGGGGCTTGCACCCGGATGGCGAGGTAACGACCGGTGTTCCGGCTGTCCACCTTGTACTGTGTCGAAGGGTTGAACGACCTGGGGTCCTCCCACACGACCGTAGAGCCCGAGAAGCGGGATCGGCCAAGCTGGATCAGGATCGACCTAGCGGGGTCGTCCATGAAGACCTGGGGTAGGAGACGCTTGAGGAGCTTCCGTCCGGTGATCTCAGCCCCGATGTTGTCCATGTCCATCCCAACCCTCTCGACGTAGGCGTCATAGAGGTAGGTGGTGACGGGCGGCATCGCAGAGCGGCCACGGATGGCGTCGTCAAGCATCAGGAAGCGAGGCTCGCCGTCCCTCGTTGAGACCATGCCCAAGGTTCTGGCCTGGGAACCGGCAAACGAGGTCCACTGGGAGCCCATCTCGGCCCAAGTGAGGTCCAAGGTGGCCCAGGTCTGGGCGGTGTTCAACTTCATCCGCATCGAAACGACGGTCGAAGGGAGGTCTACGGGTGCCCACGTCCCGGTGGCGTAGTTGTAGACGTAGGCCATGTTGCAGTCCCCCGTCTCGGAGGGGATCGACTCGTCGATCAGCGTGTTGAAGGCGAAGCCGATCTCTGAGTGTTCGGCATCATGGTAGACGTAGCAACGGTCGCGGGCCTCGAAGTTGATGATCGAGTACAGCTGCTCTTTGATACGCTCTTCTGTTATGGACTGCTTAGTGATCCCGTCGTGGACGTAGATGTCCTGCGCACCGAAGACGTAGTGTTTGTTGTTCACCTCGACGACACAGTTGACCGACATGGCCCCGTCATCGGCGAAGAGACGCCGGGAGCGGAACACAAAGGGTCCCCCGATGAACTGAAGCTCGTGGGCGTCAGTCTCGGTGTACATGATGAAGACATCCCGCAGGGACAGCCCGTCAACGAGCCCACTCTGGGCGTCATTCAGGACGTTAGCACCTGCGTTGGTGCCTTCGAGTTCGAGGTCGAAGTCTGCTACCGCCCCGTACTGGACGGTGTCCGACCATTTGTACATCGAGGGAAACTCGACGCCGTCCTGGGTGATCCCAAGGCCGATGGCGAAGTCCCCGAACTCACGGATAGCCTTGGCCCGGTCGGTGGTGACCCAATTGGGGACATCCGCAAACTCGGCCATCGCCGGGGTGATGTACTGAAGGGGCTGGTCCGGGCGATTGAGGTAGGTGACACCTCCCACGAAAGCCGTTGTGCAGCGGAGATCACTGACTGTTTCGGCGGTGGACCGAAGGACTGTGGTAGCAGTGCCGTCCCCGACTGGGGAGGTCACAATGAAGTCCCGGCTGACGTGGAAGTAGCTGTCCCCCGAGGGGGTCCTCCGCACGCCGCCGCCAACGACGGTGTTATCACCGGTCGAAACGAGGGTCAGAGCGGGGTAGGCGTTCTTGAAGGTCGAGTAGCGGCTGACGGTACCACCAGAGAAGCGGACGTTACGTCCATCCGACCACGCCTCAGGGCCGAGGTCGTAGGGGCTTTTGTCGGTGATGATACCCTGAGCCCCCACGTTCCTGAACGGAAAGTTGGGCATGTGGTCTCCCTTGGACGGTCCAAGAGAGGGACCTTCAGATTTTCATGATGTAGTGGAGCGCCATGTACGGCTGCACCGTGCTGGACGAATGGGTGTGAGCCCCGGTGGTGCCTGTGGTGGCAGTATGGGTGTGCTCACCGTCGCCACTCAGGGTGATGTTGTGGGTGTGGACACCTGAGTTGCCAATCGTGTGAGTGTGGTTCCCCGAGTTGCCGATGTCGTGCGTATGGGTGTTCCCGCTACCGGTGGCGCTCGTCTTGGCGACGGTGGCGTCCTGGGTCGAGCGGACCATCCGGTAGTCATTGTCACCCCCGGCGTCCCTGTAGTAGGCAGCCTGCTGAGTGGCGCTGACGACAGGATCGGCACTGGTGACCTCCTCGGTAGAGAAGGCGAAGTGGGTATGAGCGGGCAGCTGGCCCGTCGTCAGGGCATGACCAGCCGTAGCACCACCATGGTTGTGGTTACCGTCGCTGCCAGTAGCTCCCCCATGATCATGGTTGCCACCATTGCCGGTCGCGCCGGAGTGGCTGTGGGTGGAGCCCGTCTGGGTCACGGTGACGGTGTGGCTGTGGCTCCCGGAAGACGAAGAGGTCGCCGACTCAGAGCCGCCAGTGGTCCCCTGGGCACGAGTGCCTGAGGCCCCCAGCACCACCTTGTCCCTCAGGTCGGGCGTGGTGATGTCCCCGGTACCGTCCGACTTGGCGTGGGTGGTGCCGTCACAGATCTTCCACCCATCGGGTACGCTCACCGAGGAGCCGTACCACAGGGAGATCATTCCGATCTCCATCGGGTAGTTCATCTGGCGGGGGGTCTGAGTGACCGCCCCGTCGAGGGCCGGGAAGGTGGACTTCAGTACAGCCTTGATACGGCGGATATGGTCATCGCCTGCGGAGGCAGCGTCAGTCGAGAGAGGGTTGGCCGAGTTAAGGCCGTCGATGTAGGTTGCCTCTTCGAGGGGCATAGACAGTCTCCATTGGACGGTCCAACGGAGACCATCGAAAAGTTACGGTAAGGTCCAGCCTGACTCTTCCATCCATTTGGTGGGGTCATAGCCGGTCATGGCGATGGACCTCTGAACGAATGCATCGACGGGGATGTCCCCATCGTGGGTGCTACGGGCGAGGTCCACGAGGTATTCAATCCTGGCAATCTCCGGGGCTCGGCTATCCGGGTCGTAGGGGATGTCCATGAGCTTCAGAGAGTAGGCGTTGGCGAGGTCGGTGAAATCGGTCACGGGTTCTGCCTTCAATATGCGGCGGTTTGGTGTCCGCCCTTGGAGAGACCCCAAGATGACACATTTTAGGCCCCTCGGGAATCCCCCGAGCTTCTGCCTTCACAATGCGGCGGTTTGGTGTCCGCTTGTTTGTGTACATATGAACGGACACCAAGCCGCCGCATATCAGAAGCTCTCTCAATGATACTAAGAGAGGGTAGCCCCCGGGGACCCCTGAAGGAGGCGGCAACCAGTCCCCAGGGTACTCTTGAGGGTGGCGCGTTTTGAGGCACTCGGGGAGGGGAGGACACCAAACCGCCGCAATAGGAGAGTGGAACCAAGAGAGAGTACCCTAGGAGGTAACTCCCTGAGTCTCAGAGAGGTACCTAGGGAGGTACCAATCATTATGTTCCCTATCTGAAGATACCTCTTTGGGTCTCCTTAGGGAGAGCGGCAACACATGCTCAGAGAGGTCCTAAGGGTGGCGGATATTCCAAGCTCCATATATCAGTGAAATTGATGGGTCAGACCCCAGGATCACACCTGATGATACCTCCTTTGGACCCTCCTGAGGACCTCTAAGGGGGTACCAGGGCAGGGTGGTTACTAGGGGAGGTACTTCAGGAGGGACCCAATAGGGGTCTAATAGTGGGACTCAAGGAGGGACCCAGGGGTAAAGAGAGGGACCCAATAAATAATAATAACAACAGTAATAACAACAATACAATCTTTGGGTCGATCCTAGGCGAAGGCGACGGCCTCAAAACGACCTAGGGACCCTTGAAACCCTAGACAAACCACATCTTAAGCAGTTGACCTAAGCCTGTTATCCCTTGGAATATCAATAGGTTACACCTCAGGTCCATGCCTTGTGTGTCAATGGTGTGTGGGGCGAGCGTGTGTCTACGGGTGTTCATGGTGGATACAGTGGCCACGACATTAGCTGGGGAAATAGGAGCAGGACGAAAGGCGATCTGTTTAGGTCCCTTCTCATTCAACCATCTTGTTAAACGAAGGCGCAACGGAAAGCCTTCATCACTTGGTCCCTCCTGAGGACCACAACACAAGGAACAATCATCATGATCACTCGCAACGCTTCCCGCCGCTACATCGTCAACACTGATGGCACGGTGACGTTTCTATGAGCCGCCCCAAGTTCGACTGCGCGCTATACCTCAAGCTCCGCGATGGTACTCGCCATGTCCTCTTCAATTGCGCCACTCGCATTGATGCAGGAGCTTGGGCAGTGACCAATCGCGGCCTGCTTGATGCTGGCAACACCTATGAGATTGGTGACGCTGTCACGTTCTGAGCGTCTCTTAGCCTTCCTTTGGACCCGTCCAAGGGAGGGCAATTCGTCAACCAATAGATCAACCAAAGGACAATCCAA